ATCCAGCTATTAAATCTGCCCTTGTTACTTTTTTAAACACATTTTTTTTTAAAATACCTAATTTTGAATAAATACCACCAATAATATGTGCTGTTTCTGTTTTACCTGTGCCTGGCGGTCCATATATTACGGTATGCATAAATTCATTATTTATATCTTTGTTTTTATGAATATGTAATTTTTGTATGAAATAAATGATTTGATCTAAAATATTTTCCTTTAAATTATGCATTCCTATCATTTCATTTAAACGCATTATATCTGGTTTTATTAAATGTATTGCTTTCATATCAATATTATATTCAATCTCAGAAGACAAAGGATATGTTTCAGCTAACTTTATCAAATCTTCAATACAATTTAAAGTTACTTCAATATTTACTTTTCTTTTTATTATAGCTGGCGAACGATAAATCTTTTTTGGTCTTTCATTATTATAATTGTATTTTTTAACATTGAAATCATTATAAGTGTTGTGTATATTTGTTAATGTTCCGGCAATATTATTTTTAGATTCTTTTGCTGTACTTTTGTTATAATTATAATTATTCAAATAATAAGAAAAATGTTTTTTTCGTTTATTACATGATACATTTTGTTTATTGTGTTTATTCATTATAAAATTATTAATATCATTGCTTTTATTATCTTTAAAATTATAAAAAGAGTTTAATTTTTTATCTTCCAATAATAATTGGTTATACGATTGATCCAATAAATTTTTCTTTACAGAAGTTATTTTTAATATCTCATCGAAATCTTTACACATCTCATCAATTAACTCTTCGATTGTTTTTTCAACTGTGTTATGTAGGATGTTTTTTTTGAAATTTAAATGATTTAATGAATTATCAAAAATATTATGAATATTCATAGACATATCTGTAAAAACGTTATTTATTTTATTGTTTTTATTATTTTTGTTGATTATATTTGGTGATTTGTTATTATTATTATTCATATATATATCGAAATAGAAAAATGTAACCAAAAAAATTTATTCTTATTTGGAATATTAAAATATAAAATTGATTTTTATATAATTAATATATTTTATATTACAAAATGTCGGAATATAATGAATTAAATTGGAAGGTAATTGAAAGTTATTTTAAAAATGATCATTTGGGTAAATTAGTTAGGCATCAATTGGAATCTTATAATCATTTTATAGATGAAGATTTGATAAATACAATTAATATGTTTAATCCAGTTGTTATTCATTCAGAAAATGACAAAGATCCTGAAACAGGTTTATATAAATTGGAAATTATAATTACATTTACAAATTTCCAAATGTATCGTCCAGAAATACATGAAAATAATGGGGCTACGAAAATCATGTTTCCACAAGAAGCAAGACTACGTAACTTTACTTATGCTTCTACTATGACGTTGGATTTAAATATGGAAATTAAAGTAAGATATGGTGATAAACTTCAACAAATGGAAACTCATTTTAAAAAGTTACCAAAAATTCATATTGGAAAGATGCCTATTATGTTAAAATCAAAAATTTGTGTATTGAATCAATATAAGCATTTACATACGGATTTAGTAGGAGAGTGTAGATTTGATCCAGGTGGTTATTTTATAATAAGTGGTTCTGAAAAAACAATATTAGCGCAAGAAAGGGCGCGTGAAAATAATGTTATGTGTTTTAATATTAAAAAAAATAATAATAAATGGTCTTGGTTAGCAGAGATTAAATCAATACCTAAAAATAAATGTATATCTCCAAAGCAAATTAATATGATGATATTGGCAAAAAATAATGGAAATGGTCATACGATTTACATACAAATACCTAGAATTAAACAACCTATACCATTATTTATATTGTTTCGTGCGTTGGGTATTTTATCCGATCAAGATATTTGTAAATATATATTATTAAATATCAAGGAAGCACAAAAAACCAATATTATTTATTCACTTAAAGCATCTATTATGGAAGCAAGTAAATATATGTCTAAAGAAGAATGTGTTAAATACATTGTAAATTATGCTATGTTTACGCCAATTAATATGGATAAAGAAGAAGGTTATAAAATGAAATATAACTTTACTGTTAATGTATTGGAAAATGATTTATTTCCTCATTGTGATACATTTCAGCAAAAGTTATATTTCTTGGGTTATATGACAAATAAATTAATTCAAACATCTTTGGGATGGAAAAAACCAGGAGATAGAGATTCATATCAAAATAAACGGTTAGATTTGGCAGGAGTTTTGTTGAATAATTTATTTAGAAACTATTTCAATAAACTGGTGAAAGATATGACTAAGCAAATTATAAGAGAAATAAATAATGGGTCGTGGAAATCAACATTTAATTACAATAATATAATAAATAGCACAAATGTTTATAAAATTATAAAATCAACAACAATAGAAAATGGTATTAAAAGAGCATTAGCGACTGGTGATTTTGGTATTAAAAATACAAATTCAAATAAAAGTGGTGTTGCACAGGTATTAAGTCGTTTAACTTATATTTCATCACTAAGTCATTTAAGAAGGGTAAATACACCAATAGATAAAAGTGGTAAGTTAATACCGCCTAGAAAATTACATAATACACAATGGGGTTTTATATGTTTAGCTGAGAGTCCAGAAGGTGCTGGTGTTGGTGTTGTTAAAAATCTGGGGTATATGACACATATTACTATTCGTTCAAATATAGATACGATTTATAATGTATTAAATGATAAATATATAGCAATTGAAACATTAACTCCATTGGAATTATATGGACAAGTAAAATTAATAGTAAATGGTAATTGGATAGGTATTGTGGAATCAGAAAAGGTTTTATCTACCTATAATTATTTAAAGGAGTGTAAATACAGCGGTAAAATAAATATATTTACTAGTGTTGTATTTAATTATAAAGAAAAAGAGATAGTTATATGTAATGATGCTGGTAGATTAACTAGACCAGTTTATAAAATTAATAAAGGAAAAACATTAATTAATGATAATTTAAGGAATGATATTAATGGTAAAAAAGTAAATTGGAATGATATGTTAATTAATGGTGATTATGGAGAATCGGTAATAGAGTATATTGATCCAAATGAACAAAATTCAAGTTATATAGCAACTTGTCAAACTAAATTAAAGTCAACCATTAGTCATACACATTGTGAAATACATAGTAGTAGTATATTTGGATTATTAGCTAGTTGTATACCATTTCCAGAACATAATCAATCGCCTAGAAATACATATCAATGTGCCCAAGGTAAACAAGCAATGGGAATGTATGTATCTAATTTTAGATCTAGAATGGATAAAACAGCATATGTTCAAACATATACAACTCGTCCTTTGGTTGATACTCGTATTATGAATATAATGAATTTACATAAAATACCTTCTGGTTGTATGGTTATAGTAGCTATTGGTGTATATGGTGGATATAATCAGGAAGATAGTATTATATTTAATAAAAGTAGTTTAGATAGAGGGTTGTTTTCAGCAACATTATATCATACTGAAAAAGATGAAGATAAAAAAATACAAGGAGATGAAGAAATAAGGTGTAAAGCAGATAAAACAAAAACAAAAGGAATGAAATTTGCTAATTATAATAAATTAAATAATCAAGGTGTAGTTCCAGAAAATACGTTACTTGAAAACAGAGATATTATTATTGGTAAAGTAGTTCCAATAAAGGAAAATAGAAATGACCATACAAAATTAATTAAATATAGAGATCAAAGTAAGGTATTTAGAACAAAGGAAAATACTTATGTAGATAAAAATTATATTAATAGAAATGGTGATGGATATACCTTTGCTAAGATAAGAACAAGAACATATAGAATACCAACGATAGGAGATAAGTTTTCGTCAAGACATGGGCAAAAAGGAACTATTGGGTTAGTGCTTCCTCATGAATCAATGCCAACAAGTGCAAATGGTCTTACACCGGATATTATTATTAACCCACATTGTATCCCATCGAGAATGACAATAGGTCAATTAAAAGAAACTATAATGGGTAAAGTTTTATTAGAATTAGGATTATTTGGAGATGGAACTAGTTTCAATGAACATCATGTTGTTGATATATGTAAAGAATTACAACATTTAGGATATGAAAGACATGGTAATGAAGTATTATATAATGGGTGTACTGGTGAGCAATTAGAAACCAGTATATTTGTAGGTCCTGTATTTTATCAGCGTCTTAAACATATGGTAAATGATAAAACACATAGTAGAAGTATTGGACCAATGGTAGTATTAACACGGCAACCAGCGGAAGGTAGATCAAGAGATGGTGGATTAAGATTTGGAGAGATGGAGAGAGATTGTATGATAAGTCATGGAGCATCGGCATTTGCAAGAGATAGAATATATAATGCTAGTGATAAATTTCAAGTTCATGTATGTAATAAATGTGGTTTAATTGCTGTATTTAATAAAGAAAAAAACATTTATCACTGTAATACCTGTGAAAATAAAGTTGATTTTAAAAGGGTGTTGCTTCCATATTCTTGTAAATTATTGTTTCAAGAATTAATATCAATGAATATTGCTCCTCGTATAATTGCAGAATAAATCAATATACAATAAATAATATATTTAGAAATTTTTTATTTTTAATTAGTATAATGTCTTCTTTTAATTTTAAAAATAATAATTCTTTTAATAAAAGATTTAACGAATCTCATCGAATAATGAAAAAATATAATAAAAAAATACCTATTATAGTTGAAAAAAACGATAAATATAACGATTTACCTGATATAGATCGCAATAAATATTTGGTTCCAGCAGACACAACTATGGCTGAATTTATGTATGTAATAAGAAAAAGAATACAGATTACGCCTGATAAATCTATATTTTTATTTGTAGAAAATTTAGGTATGGTTCCAACATCTTATACTATAAAACAAATATATGAAGAAGCAAAAGATAAGGATGGATTTATATATATTAAATATTGCGGTGAATCTACCTTTGGTTAAATTTAGAAGTATTTGATTTTGCCTTATTTTTATATATTATTATAGTATATAATGAGTCATCTAAGTAAAATTATAAATTCTTATACAACAAAAGGACCTACCAATGATGGTTCTAGTCGCGTTGCTATGATGAAACATGTTCAACGTAGAATTGCCCAATATGTTGATAGTGATAGTAAAACAGCAACTTTATTTGGACATAAATCTGGACGAAGTATTCAAAATGTAAGTTCTAATAGTGGAGATAGTAGTCAACGAACTTATTTTAATATGACATTCAGTGGATTATCTGTAAAACAAAAATAATTACTACTATTATAATTTATATAATA